GAAACAGAGCCCCCAGTTTCTGATAGCTTCTGCGATTGTTGCATTTTTAACAATTATCGGAGTTGCTTTGTATAAATATGCAACGGATTCTCCTCACAGAATCTCTTCTGAGGAGGCAAAACGGCGTATTTCTGCAAAAGAGATTGATGTTGTCTTAGATGTACGTACGGACACAGAGCGTAAGACGCTAGGTATATATCCTGGTTCTCTTCATATCCAAAGTGCAGATCTTCCTGTCGAGGCTCCTAAACAACTTCCAAATAAAAAAGCCCGCATTCTTGCATACTGCAATACAGGACACAGAGCTAGAATGGCAACTGATAAGCTTCATGAACTGGGATACAAGAATGCGGTGTATATCTCTGGGCAACACACGTCTCTTATTTAACCGAAGGTCTAAGGTTATTTTAATAAAAAGTTAAAGATGGCAGCAAAAGCCCAGTCCCCCAAAGGCGCACTTCTCGTCTGTGGAGAACCTGGTTCAGGAAAAACGGAATGGATTCGATCGCAGGCAAAACTTCACAAGGCGAAACTGTTTCGCTGGAATACACGGATAGACAGGTCACTTCGAGAGGGCCGTGAAGTACTGCACCAGCAAGTTCGTGCGAGAGATACAATGTATGTGTGGCTGGAGGGCGCGGATGATCTCACCCAAGAGGCACAGGCATTTCTTCGCAGAATTCTGGAGACAGCATCACCCAATATAACCTGCGTTTTGGAGGTGCGTGAGCCCTGGAAGCTCTCACCGCCCATCTTGAGCCGCTGTACAATTGTGAATATGACATCCAAGATATCATTCAGAAAGAGTAGAAATATAGAAGAGGGCCGTCGTCTTGGTCTTATAAAACAGTATACGCTGCCTGAAAATCCTGTGTGGAGCGACATTCCAAAGATGCGCCAAGATGGTATTGATCCGTTTGAGGTATTTGACCAGTGTTTCAAGAAGTATGGCTGGGAGAATAAGCTTCTTCAGCGCTGTATTACAGCAATAGGTGGCGGCGCCTCTCCTTGGGCACAACTCGCTTATTTTTTACATGCGCAGAGCGTGAATGCGTGAAATTCCTCCTCAAATGAACCCATCTTTAAAAAGATGGATTCAACTGGAGAAAATGTAGGTGTCTACGCCGAGGCGAAGGGCGAGTATACTCGTCAGCTTTGCCAGTTTCTGGTTCCCGCCTTACTGGGCTACTTTCTTCAGATGGTAGATGAGGCGAAGGAGAAGGATACGGATGCTAAGAAGCTTCTTTGGAACTTCCAGAATCTTCTGAAGGATGTGCCCGACTGGAATGTGGATAAGGTGCGCAGGGAGACTGCCGCCGTCCAGACGCTGGCAAAGTGTGATTATCTGGAAGAGCTTCTGACCGCAGTCTTTATTGCGCACACAAAAGTATTGTCTGCGATTCGTCTGACCACAAAGAACAAGAAGCTACAGATTTCTATTCCTAAGCTGGACCACTTTCTTCACCGCACCCTTGCTGATTGTGCTCGTCTCATCTGGTCTAATGTGTATCTTTTCACGCCTACGGGTACTCCTGTTGAACGCCAGAAGAATCTGAACACGGTCGAGGGACTTCTGAGTGAAGGCATTCTCCAGTCTATCCGCACAATGCTTCCTGTGAAGAGCATTCTACGGGAGTATCTCCACGACGACGGTGAAGAGGAAGAGGAGGCCGCGGCACCTCCGTCACCTCCGTCACCTCCGTCACCTCCGTCACCTCCATCAGCCGAACCTGTACCTGTAGCTGCTCCGGCACCTCCCCCTATCGCTATTGCCACACTAGATCTTAGTGCAAATATTGTTCCAGAGCCCGTACTACCTGTCCCTGTGCTGGAAGCTGCTGCTCCTGCTCCTGCTCCTGTAGCTGTAGTTGAAGAACCTGTCTCTGCTCCTGCTCCCGTGGAGCCACCTGCCCCTGTTCCTGTAGAGGTCCCTGTAGAGCAATCTGCTCCTGCCCCGGTTCAGACGATTGTGGTCGACACCGAGCCCAGCGTCCGGTTTACAAATATTGACAGTGTATTTCACCACAGTGATCCCGAGCAGAATATAATGAGCGAAGTTAATACGATTGAGAATGATTATGACGAGGACACCCTCCAGTTTGTAGATGCGCCGCCGACTGGGCTGGATGGCGACTACGAAGAGTTAAGTTAAGCGGGAAAGAACCTCCTGTTTTTTTCCTTAAGAGCCTCAGAACATGTCGTCCACTATGCTCGCCGCGGGCATCGCAATCGGAGGCGTAACAATCGCAGGCGTTGGTGCAGCTAGCACCTTTTATATGGAGAATAAAAGACCCAGTATAAAATCATTAATGCGTGACTTTATAATCGGTTCTGTGCTCGTTCTCATGCTTATTCAGCTTCTCCCCGACTCTATTCAGCAGCTCGCATCCTTTCTTCCGTCCTTCTCAAGCGTAGCGACGATGGTGGGCGGTGCCGCCGACACAGTTACCGCCGCTGCATCGAATGATATGGAGATTCAGGTGGGGGTTCCAGGTTTCTGATGATTTCCCACTTTTTTATTCCAGACTAGGCCAATCGAAGATAATCCATCTAGCAATACTGTTGTTGGATTCCATTCACTATTCCAATTAAATTCACTTGCTCTATAATCATAAGGATATGTATGGTGATAATTATGCCATCCTTCACCAACTGCTATTAAACTAGTTAGTGCACTTTGTCTTGAAGAGATTCTAGGATTATACGGAGTAGTTCCCCACATGTGTGCTACACTATTGACACACCATGTTGAGTGAAGAAGAAGGATCCATCTAAGAACTCCAAAATAGAAATATCCTATCCATGCCGAATTCCACATGTAATTTCCGTAGAGTGTTGGAAGAATAAAACAGAAAAGATGAGATAATATAAAGTTGTTTCTGTGTTGAAACATAACAATTGAATCATTTTCTATATCATTCATAATAATTGTTTGTGAAGCCTCACGAAACTTATCAGTTTTTCTGTAAAAAATCCAGCCAATATGGGAATACCAGAAACCATATTCTATCGAATGAGGGTCCAGCTCAGTATCGGTATATTTATGATGCATTCTATGGTCTCTCGTCCATTGATAAATAGAACCCTGGTGTGCAGCTGAATTTGCTAACATGAAGACAAAACGTACCGGAAAAGCAGCCTCATACGACTTATGTGACCAAAGACGATGTGCTCCAGCCGTTATTCCCAACATACCCGTCAGTTGTATTGATAGAATTAGCTCAAGCATTAGTCTATAAGAGAAAATGGATGGAAGATGGTAAAGAGCATATAGTGCCAGAGCATGATGCGATGTTAGGTAAATGATATTTGTATAATGAAGTTGTGATTTCATCTATACTATAAATATTTAATAGTATGGTAACTTTAAACAAGCCCCTCTGTACTATCATCGCGGGGCCTCGTACGATTCCTCTGAACTGCGCAGACAATACTCATAACTCCGCAAACACAACACGCAAAAATACCAACAGCTGTAGCGACTGCTAATCCAATATCAACCGCTAACTCTGTATAGCTCATTTAGAGTAGTATGCTAATCATCTTTAGATGAAGAGTGAATATGTTTTTTCACTTACCTTCTCAAGTGTCTTAAACTGCGAAAAAGGCATCTTATTTATCTGAGAAAAGGGCTCCGCGCTGTGAACTTTCGCCGCAATATGCTTATATAAGTCAAAGTCGGGAAACCGCTCGGCGCCATCAGGCTCCTGTAAAATATTCTTGTCATCATCATCTACCATCCATGACCAGAGACAGTTGTAAAGAGGTGAAACAGTCTCACGCACAACCAATCCATCCTCTTCACTCAGAATTGTCTGGCTCTCGGACTCGGCCGGCTTCTCTGGAAAAAGAGACTCGAATACACTCACCGCCAGGCGAGATAAATCAAACGAGGGATTCGGCTCAACGAGTTCATGCGGATTTGATAAGAGCGGCTTGAAGGAATACTGGCCATCCGCATCGTTGCCAGGGCGGAAATCATCGCTCACAATCACGTGCTTATTTACAGAGAAAATGCTCCGCCCGAAATCAATCAGGCGGAAGATTTTTCCATAGGTCGGGACTTTCCAGGTTGTCCCATCCGATGTTTTGTAAAACAAGAACGGTTTATCCGTGGGACTCCATACAATATTGTTTGTGTGGAGATCATTATGTGTCATACCAAACACCTTCTGCATGGCGCACAGCGCAGCAATCACCTGGAAAATCCACGCAGACCACATGGTCTCCCATTCCGCAGTTCCAGGTTTGTAGGTATGCTTCTTCGCATCCAAGAGGGAATCCATAGTATCCTCATTTGACTCCGTGAAGATCAGCATTACAGGAAAATTAGGTATATCAGCGTATATGATAAACTGCTCGGAATCTGCGCTTTCATCCTCTTCATCATCTTCATCCTCATCACTCTCCTCAAAACTCTTGCTATCCATCGATGCAGATTCCAAGCTAGCATCCTCATCAATCTCTTCGCTAACCTTGATTGATTCCAGCTCCTCTTCGCTCTGTTCCCCTGACACATCTGAGAAATCGGGCTTAGCAAGAATATCGGCCAAAACGTCTTCAGGCGGCGGCACCTCCGGTCTTGCCCCATTCAAGACTGACACATCATAGAGCCCGTGATCTCTTCCATTCCAAAACCACCGTGTGTTTCTGAAACTCTCATAGTCTTCGTTGATGTTATAGTGGTATTTATCGGCGCGGGCGCAATAGGCCCCATAGAATTGGTTAAAATGAGGGGAGACATCCGATGTGCGAAGACCGCTCAGAGCATAGGTTGCCAACGCCTCAACATATGCCTGATTCCACGGGTCCTGTAGCTTGTGCCACGCAGATGTCCACGTCTTGGAGTGTCCAGGGAGGCCGGCCTCTTGGGGGAGGCTGTAGCGTCCTTGCATCCAGCGGATTGGATCCAGTAGGTGAGTCACCTTCAAGAAAACATGCGCGTCTTCACCAGTTCCATCCTTTTTTTGAAGACTTACTCTACAAAAGCCCTGTCCACCCGAACAATCAACTGCAACAAGCTTGGATGGAAGGTCATAAGCGAGCTTAGACAACTGATATTTGTTAATACGGAAAATCTTGGAAAGAGTGGGGAAGAACGTCTGTAGGTTCTTGTATCCGTAAATACCTCTAACGCCTTCAGGAATATCCTCCTGAAGAAATTTAGGCATTGGAAAGTTCATACCCCGGAGTTTTTCCATCTTTTTCTCATCAAGAATACATGCGTCGTGTAAAAGCGCATATTTTTTAGAGTGGAGATAGAAGCAATGAGTTCGCCTATGGATGTGAGTCTACGCAAGTTCGATATGCGCAAAATTCAGCAGGACGCCGTATGTGTTTTTATTGGTCGCCGCCGCACAGGCAAGTCCACCCTCGTGCGTGACCTACTCTTCCATCACCAGGACATGCCTCTTGGAACGGTTATTTCAGGAACGGAGGAGTCAAACTCGTTCTACTCCAAGATGATTCCTCCCCTCTTCATTCACGGTGAGTATAGCCCCCTCATTCTTGCCAACTTCGTGAAGCGCCAGAAGATGATTATGGCGAAGATTATGGGGGAGCAGGCGGCAGGCCAGATGAAATCCCGCTACGATCCCCGCTCCCTCATGATTCTAGACGACTGTATGTACGATGACAGCTGGACCCACGACAAGAACATCCGCTATCTTTTCATGAACGGCCGTTGGCTCAAGGTCTTCTTCCTGATTACCATGCAGTACCCTCTGGGTATCCAGCCGGCTCTGAGAACCAACGTAGACTACGTTTTCATTCTGCGCGAGCCTTATCTGTCAAACCGTAAGCGCATTTTTGACAACTATGGCTCCGCCTTCCCGTCATTCGAGTTCTTCTGCCAGATCATGGACCAGTGTACGACAAACTACGAGTGCCTCGTCTTAGATAACACGACACAGAGTAATAAGCTGGAGGATATCATTTTCTGGTACAAGGCT